CTCACATTTTCTAAGAACGCAACGTAAGTGTATTGCGGAACATAGATATCTATGATTGTTTCATTATGATTGTAGTTGTCGTGTATTCGTGAACATGTTACTTCGTTCGAGAACATATTTGAGTATGGCATGCCCATCTTGGCATGCCGCGACCCGACCGGGTCGTCTGTAACCTATAAAAGTTTTAATTTTAAATTAATTCTTCTTTTGTTGTGTTTGTGTTAAGTTTTTAATGGTTTACTTATAAATCGAATAAGGATTCTTATCCTCGCGCCTTGAGCGCGTTTAATTGTACCCTATCACCCTTTTAATTTTGAGTGATTTTTGTTAGCTTTTTGTGAATGTTAATGTACCTCTTCACTAAATTAGTAATAATTATCTTTATAATTTTGGGCTTGGATTTACTTCCATTACCCATTTTATTACTCCCTTAGCAGGTAGTTAGAGCAAACTCTTACATCGAGAGCATAAATATTGATGATCGGGCCAAGAAACCCGAAATTTAGTCGTATTAACCATCGAGCATGCTCTAGTTCTCTTTGGTTGGCCCATTCGGCTTTTGTACTGACGTCCTTTGTATATGGTGTATCTAGTACGCTTCTAAACCGTGACACTCTTTTGTTGCGATGGAGTCATTGTCTTAGGTATTAGCGGGAAAATATTCCCATGTTATTTGGTAGCTCTTTGAGCGGTTTTTCATATTTTATTCCTAAATAAAATATCTCGTCGTTTTGTGGGATAATAGCCCACGATTCTTCTGGTAGCAGAGTTTTATATGTCCACGTGGAAGGTGCTGCGTAAGGGGAGGCGGGAGCCGCCCCCGAGATGCCCTTTGATTCAATGTGGACGCTAGAGACCGGACAGCCTCTTCGAGAGGTCGTGTCGATTACGTAGCCGGTTAATAGTTAAATCGTAGACCCCCCCACCATGAATTCTTTTTCATCGCAACCCGTTAGTTTTGTTAGTAAAAACCCTTTTAAGGGTCTTGACGTTGATGATTTTGATTATGATGACTGGTGGTATCATAAACATTATGTTGTTGGGAAGTTTGGTAATTGTTACCATATTGTCCCTCGTGTTTTATTGCAATCCGACGTTGATTCTTGTTGCGATGTCCGACTTTTTAAGTCGGATATTCGCTCTAAATTGAATGTTGATCGTAAGAAAACTCGTGCTAAGGCCTTGGCGCCTCGGCACCGTAAGGATAAAGCAAAGATCAAACGATCTTTTGTTTCTTTGTCCGAAATACCTCCCCCCAATCTTGTCCCTACTACCCCTTCGAATCGTGTCAAACGTTCGAATAAGGTAAAACTCCGTGACTTGTATGTCACGGAAGCTATTGATGATTTACCTAAAAATTTAAATCGTCACCCTCGTGTTGTGTGTCAAGCTTTGCCTGAAGTCTGTGTTGATATTATAATTTCGTTTCTCCCATTTCGTTATTATAATACTGAATTATTGTACTCTTTCCAGGATGTCCCTGAAGCTGCCGCTGTTTTGGAGCAGCGATTGTCATTCGTTTTCCCTGATTATATTTTGTCTAAGGATTATATATCTAGGATTCGTCGAAGTTTGTTGTACTATCGTGATCGTGCTGAGTATAATTGTTTCAACCCCGAGACTTTTTATGCTAATATTGATCGTGTACTTCCGTATCCCGAGAACTATGATAACTTTAATGCAGTAATAGTTCGTCGGGATCACATCCGTGATAGTATTCAATATACTGCGGACATTCCTTTGCATTTACGCATTCTTGCTGCTAATCATAGGGAAGTGAGTTTTGTCATTTATCTGAAGAAATTGATTTGTGAGATGATCGTTGATGAGTCTGAACGTGTAACAGCCTGTATTTTTGAATATGGCTTTAGTGACATTATGAAACGATATCCTTGCATTAATGGTTCCCTTTCTACTTGGGACCATAAGTATCAAGAGTTTTATACCCTCTATGAGGAAGATGATTGGCATCGTGTCCAGCGTGAGATTAAGGATCGTCGGATCCTTGCGGCCAGGGACAGAGTTATGGTTCGCCTGGACGAGTGTCGTGTACAGGGGATTCTAATTGGCGATTTCGGCGTTAAGGCCGATAATAATAAGGAGATATTTAGGAAGTTTTATTCCTGGATTTCTCTGGTTGTGGCTGATCCTAAGTTATCTACCATTATCCATGCGACTTTGTTGTTGGTGGATATAGACGACGGAGTTTACGAGTCTCTTATTGACTTTGTTGAAATGGCCATAGATCGTGTTATAGCTTTTGGCAAGGCAAATGAGTCTGGCCCTGAAGACCCGCCTCGTTTTGCCCCTGATGGGGCATCGCGATTTAATCGTACCCAATCCATGGGTTTGGATTGTGAGGATGATGATACTTTGTCACATGTCTCTGATGTTAAATTGCAAGGTCCCGCTTTTGTTGATCGAGTCCATGAGGCTTGGCAATCACTTTTCGGCACTTTTAAGGCCGTTCGTGGTTCAGCAGTGTGGGCCAAGTCATCTCGAGTGCTGTCTGTAGCTGTTATAGCTCCAGTGCTTAAGTTGACTGGTAATGGCCATTTGATTGATTCTGTTGTCCTTTGGATTGGTGAGCATGGTATTATTTTTGAGTCTGTGTATTCTTGCATAGATCTTTTGTCTGAGTTCCTGTCGAGTGGCTTTGCTGCCTGTAAGGCAGGGGATTTTTCTAAATTCTTTAGACCGGATCCTTGGGTCGCCTGGATAGAGGATACTAGCTTTTTCGTGAATAATCATGCTAATACCCAGCTTATGTTTCAGCGTGGGTTTATTGATGATGGTGTTTACAATAATACTTGTATCGAGAAGGCTCAGCAACTTCGTAAGGATGGGTTTGCTATGATAGCCTCTTTGAAGGCGACTAAAGACCCTGCGGCTTATGGCATGGTTGCCATGCTTTCCTCGTTAGATGATGTTCTGGCGATTATGCAGGCTCGTGACCAAGGCTCGATTACCCGGGTAGCCCCTTTTTCCGTGTTTGTAGCTGGTATCCCGGCTATTAGCAAAACTGAGATCCTGCATGGTATCGTCGGTCGTTTAGCTCATGTTTTACATGTGAGCGTCGCTCCGACTAATATCATAGAAGTTACTGATGGGGTTGCCCGTCAGGACAACTTAGAGGATCAGGAGATTATTACTTGTGGTGAGCTTGTTTCTTTAAAGCCTGAGCATTCCGTTGGAGCTGTTGATTGGATGCAGATTAATGATTCCAATAGTATGATGATAAATAAGGCGGCCCTTAAGGATAAGGGGCGTCACTGGCTTAAAGCTAAGATTTGTGTTGGTGCTTCTAACTTTCATGATTTGTTGTACCAGGATAAGTACTATTCTTGTACTGCTTTGTTGCGCAAGTGGCGAGTTCATGTTAAACCTTACCTCATTGGCGAATCTCCAGTGCATTTGGAGAAGTATGATTATAGTTGGCTCAATACCAATATAGCTTTCTTTTGCTTCTTACCTATCCCTGTTGATAATAATACCATGAATTTACAGATGATAGATCAGAATGGTGATTACGTTAAAGGTGAAGTTTTCAACGTTTCCCTAACCAACTGGGTTAAATTCCCGGAAGGTCGTTGGACGCAAGGTATGAACTTTGAACATATGTTGGATTGTCTGGCTAAGCGTGCTATTAAGTATGTGGCCAAGGAGACCAATGCCCGTGCTGCGCGTCTACATTATGACGCGTATAAGGTTTGTGCTATTCACGGGCGAGCTTACCGGTTTTGTGGATGTCCCGCTGATGGAAGCGTTCCTGAGGCTGATGTCAAAACCCAGGGTACGCTTGAGTTTTGTACGGGTTTCCTCGTGGCTAATCTTTGGGGCATGCTTTATGTCCTTATTGTGTGGGCTACACGGGCTGGTGCTGCGGCTCAACTCGAAGTGATGAGTGGATTTAGCAATCTTGGTTTGCGCTTGGATCATGTCGTTCGGCAGATCGAGTATACAGCCGAGACTACTGTTGAATTGGCCGCTGTTAGGCTTAAGAATGTTGGTACTACTTGGTGGGTTGTCTATGAGCGCATGCTGCAAGGTGTGTGGGATCGGACTAAGGCGTATTATCAAGATCTTCTTTGGAAGAGTGGTGTTAATGCACTTAAGTTTATAGTCCCTTTGGCCGCTGGTTGGTTATTGGCTCGTAAGCTAATGTCACCCGCTGTTGATAAAGTGGCTGACCAGCAGGCTAGTTGGGAGAAACCTGATATGCGTGTTTATGAGATGCACAATACTGCTCTTGGCTTGCGTGATTTGGCTACACCGCCACCCACGTGGAGTCACCCTACTACGCGTATTACTACCACCCAAGCCGCGGCGAAATTTGATGTTTGGAAGCTCAAGACTAGGCAGCTTTCAGAGATTGCCAAGATACGTAGGCGATTTGAGCAACGTTTGTTTCGTATGAGTCTTGTTGGTGATGCTGTTGGTGCTGGCTATTGTCTTCAAATTTCCGACGCCAAGTTTTTAACTACTGGTCATGTTTGGAATAAATTCCTTGAGAGTGGCCGTGATACTACAGGTTTAGCACTTAAAGGACTACATGAAGGACCCTTTTGTCGTGATCGTACTGTTTGGGTTAAGCGGCAAGATGTCAAGGACCTAGGTTCCGATTATGCTATTTTTAGCGCTTCGGTTTCTATGGGTCCCGACTTGGCTCAATATGGTGTTTCCCCTGCTGTTGGCAGGGCTCTCGAAGGCCCTGGTCAGTTGTTGCGAGTTAACCCTGATGGTTCGGCTGAGTGGGAGGACATAGTTTTGTTTTATGATTGTGTCAATGCTCCCGCTTCGACTGGTCGACCACGTGAACCAGGTTACGGCTATAACACCAGATCTGCGATTGACGGTGCTTGTGGTCAAGCGGTCTTTTCTACGATTGGTGAGACTTTTACTTTTGTTGGTATACATCAAGCTGGTGTGCTTAACACTACTGGTTTTTGCAGTGTTTTTGACCCTGATATGTTGAAAGGTCTGCCTCGCAGGTATCTGATCCATGATGATAATGACGTTTACAGCGGTGTTTCTATACCGACAGTTGATGTCATGCCTCAATCTAAGATTTGTTACTTGGAGGGCCCTCTATATGGGTCTGTCCATGGTACTATACCCAAGTACCTTGAGAGTAACCCTAAGAGTGTGATTCGTAAAACACCGCTTCATGATGTCCTCAAGCCTGAGGAGATAATACCGGTTTTAGGTGATTTTGAGCATGAGGGTGCTTGGATCACCCCTGGTCTTGCTAAATTGCATAAGATTATGACTTTTAAACCGGCCATTCATCCTGATTTAACTGATTGGGCTGTTATTGATTTGGCGTCTGACTTGGCCCCCTTTATACCTGAGGACCTTGAACCTTACCCTATGTCTTGGGCGATTAACGGTTTTCCAGGTGTTAATGCTATGCGCATGGACACTGCCGTTGGGCCGCCCTTATCTGGTAAGAAGGAAGATCATTTTGTTGATTTTGATGGGGTTCGATACCCCGATTCTGAAATAATGGCTTGTCAACTTGCTACCCGCGCCTCTTGGCGCGAGGGTAAGTCGACTAAGTTGTTGATTAAGAATTTTCCTAAAGATGAGGTTATTAAGCTTTCTAAGATGCTTAATGCTAAGGCCCGTGGTGTTGGAGCCGTTGGTACGGCTTTCATCATGGAGTGTCGTCAGATGCTCATGCCCTTCTTTGATCAAATTCGCAATGCTAGGAATAAGTGTGAGATCGCCATTGGTATTAATGCAGCGAGCCCTGAGTGGGCTAGTATGCTTGATGATTTATTGCGATTTCGTCACGGTTTGGCATTGGATGCTGATAGCTATGATGCGTACCAAGCTTTGCTTGAGTATGCGTGTCAGGTTATAGAAATCCTAGCCTTGCGGTGTCCTAAGTATCGAGCCCATGTTTGGGTTATACGGGGCATTTTCCTTGAGTTGATGGATTATTACTACATAGTCAAAGGTGACGTGTTTAGGGTTTTCCTTGCTTTAGCGTCGGGTCTGCTTGGTACGGCTGAGCTAAATTCCATTTGCATGTGCCTTTATTGGCGCATTGTATATGCTATAGTAGCTCGCCGTGAGCGGTTTCCCGGTCCGTGTTTGCAAGATTTGGAGTACTCGGGGACGATGGATGTTTTGTGCAGTCATATCCCCCTTAGGCTTAAATTGCAATTACCCAAGTTCCGAGTTCACTGTTGTCTTAAAGTGTATGGCGATGATAATGCCATTTCTATGTCTGATCTGATGCGTTTGGCTACTCCAGATGCTCATGAATTCATTGAGATTTTCCAAGCCCTTGGCATGCCCATGACTAGCGCTGATAAGACTTCACGTTTGACCTGGACTACCCCACTTAAGCTTGAGTTTCTTAAGAGGACTTTTAGGATAGATGGTGTGCATGTTTTGGCACCTCTACGTGAGAGTTCGATTATGAAAGCCTTTAGCTTTGACAAGGGTGGTCCGATTGAGCAGTCTTGCTCTCGGATGCGTGATGTTTTCCGCAACGCCGATATGCAATTTTGGATGCATGGCGAGGAGCGCTTTGAGAAATGGCTTAAGCAGCGCGAGGTACTTCTCCGTATCCTTGAGACTGATGGGTCTGGCATGTATAATAGCATTCGCCTCGGTTTACCTAACCCGAGTTGGGGCGAGATTCTCGTGGCTTACGAGGCCGGGGAATATCGTGACTGGATGTTGTGATTTGGATTCGACCAGCATGTCACTAAACTGCACTCCTGGGGTTTAACGATGGCCCTGGATGAGAATCCTGGAATTCCTGCCTTCGAAGGGGCAGACCACATCGGTTGAGTGTAATGATTTCGAAGCACTTGTAGAATTCCATAAATCGCGCAAAATAATGTTATTAGTAATGCTTCAATGGAAGCTGGGGGTGCGGCGAACCCCAATGTCGTCGCAGTTAATACTGTGGTGACCACTGAAGGGTGTGTTACCTTTCATGATGAGAGTGCCCCTGTTAGGGTGGGGGCTACCACGCTTTTGAGCGTGCTTGGTGATTTTAAGCCTCCTGTTGGTGATGCGACTGATAGGCCACTTAGGATTGCCACCGCCACGATGGGCGGCGGGGCTAGTTTGAGTATACAGCCCTGGACTTTACTCCGGAATAATGCTGCTTTCAAGCGTGTTCTAGGGAGTTGTGTGGGTTTTACCGGTGTCTTGCATCTTCGTGTGTCTTTTGCTACTAACCCGTACATTTATGGAGCCATTAACTACTATTTGGATCCGGCCTCCTCGTTTGGTGGTACTACCTTAACTTATGATGATAGGCAAGTTAGCTGGGATTCTGAGTATGCCGGCCATGTTGATATAGCCCTTAATCAAGTTTCCGAATTGGTTATACCACATTTTGGTGAGCAACCTTTTATGTTGGCTACTTCCGACACTTTAACGAACTATATTACCATTAAGTTCATTGAGGTTTCTACGATCACCGATGTTAGTACTGGTATTGCTACTACTGCTGACATGCAGGTTTATGCGTGGGTTAGTGATCTTCAACGTGTTGGCATTTCCCCGCAGAGTGCGGAGTTTCAGCCGGATCGTGTTGTGTCTTCTTCCCTTACGATACTTAGTGAGTCCGCGAGAACTATCGCGCGCATCCCGATTTTATCCCCATTTGCAACCGCAGTTAGCATTTTTGCTGATATGGGTGCGAAGGTCGCGGCTGCGCTTGGTTTTAGTAGGCCGACAGATGTACGTGACCCAAGCATGATGTTGATGCGTAATACTAGGTTGGCCCCTTGTACGGGGTTGGATGATTCTGAGCCCTTAGGTTTGGACCCGAAACAACAGAGAGAGCTGCGTCACGGGCATGTTACTGGACATGGAATAGACCAGCTCAGTATGGCGTACATGATTAGTCGTACAGGCCATTTGACGACTGTTGCGTGGGCGACTGATGATCCAGTTGGCAGCCCGGCCGAGATTATTCCCGTCAATCCTTGCACTTGTGCCACGCTTGGTAACGCTTGGAAGCTGACTCCATTGGCAGTTTTGGCCCTACCTTTTGCTAGGTGGCGTGGTACATTGCAGTATACCTTTGTGGTGCATTGCTCGCGTTTTCATCGTGGGCGTTTGAGGGCATATTGGGCTAGTACCAGTGGTGGTTATGCTGACAACCCCAGTAATACGGCGTTCATTACCTATTTGGACATATTACCTGGCGCGACTATGACAGTTAGTGCGCCATATGTTGCCAACAACTACTTTCTGGCCACGTACCTTAATGATGTCAGCTTGGGTCCTATAACGTCGGAACCATCTGCTTTTAATGGGTATATTATCCTTGAAGTTGATCAACCTCTTACTTGCCCAGCTGCTAATGGAACAGTTGTCATCCATACCTTCGTTAAGGCTTGTAATGATTTTGAGCTTGCTAGGCCTAGTGTTTCCACGCTACCCTTGATGAACATTGCCTCCTATAACGGTTCGGCAGTGCCTGTCTCGTGGCCAGCCCTTGATGGAGGGGCGACAGCCGACAGTTACATTGCACCACCAGCTGGTGTGGTCACCCCAATTGTGCAACAGTCTGGTTGTGCGCCTGCTGAGGTCATTGTGCAACATGCCCCCTGGTTGTATGGTGAGAGTACCTCTACTTGCCGTGATTTGATGAAGCGTTATACCCCTTGGGATTATCGGCAGATTGCTGTGACTACTGAGGAGAATTATGTGATTAACCGTGTCACTAGGTGTCCGCAATTTCCAACGCAGACTAATAGTGCTGTCTTTAACCCAATTTCGTGGTACACGATGATGTTTGGATTTAATTCCGGTGGCGTTCGCCATAAGATTCATAATCCTGACTCTAGTACCTTGACGGGCAGTAATGATAGGAGTGTCATCGTCTCGCGAGTTAGTGGCGATGATATAAATCGCATAGGCACTGTATCGCGTGCCACAGTGGTTGGCGTCGGTCTTCCGGCGGTGTTCCCCTTTTCGACGTTGGCGCAGGCCATTTATCGTAAGTTCCTCGTGGGGGGGGCACTGTTTCCGGCGGATGCTAATATTCAGGGTGTCGTGATCCCTGATGTCGACGGATTGATAATCACGAATAATAAGGTGTGCCAGACGGCACAAGGTGATACCTGTGTTGATTTTGCCTATGTGATGGGCGCCACCGATAAGAGTAACTACGTTGTAGTCCTGGCCTCGATCGGTGAAGACTATAATTGCCACGTGTTCTTCGGAGCACCGAGGCTTTATGTCAATCAACGAGTTTATAACTCACCACCAGGATAAAAATAGACGGGCGGGTCTATTCTGCATTTGCAGTTTTTAGCCATTTCAGAGTGAAATTTTTTCTCTTTTAACTGGCGAACCGCCAGATTTAAAGTTTTTCTAACCTGAAACGGT